ATATCCTCTCCAACAACAAAAATATCTCAGATGTAGTGTTCACATTCCACAATCTTTTTCCCACTATTCTAGGGGAACTCCAGATGACTAACGAATCAGCAGAACCATTGCTTACTGATTTGACTATGCAATATGATTATATGACATATCAGAGTGGAGCCCCACTCTAAAAGTAATTGAAAAAAGGTGAGAAATCACTTGACATTTGAAGTGAATTAATATATAATGTATGTATGAAAATTGAAGAATTAGAAAACTCCGTAGAAAAAGACCTATACATAGACGAGACAATCCTCGCCAAAGAATCCCTTTCAACTCCTGTTAAGCATAATAAATATCTAAAGTTGTTATTGCGTGAACGGTTGAAGTTGAAGAAATTGCGAAATGAACTCTATAAGGTATCTTTGGGTAGGACGAACTATTATAATGGTTCAGATCCCGATCCCTTTGATTATGTCCTTAAAGACCGAGAGGTCAAAGACTATGTGCGTGTAGACCCGGTCGTGGTAGAAGCAGAAGCAAAGGTGACTCTACAAGAGGAGATAGTTAAATATCTTGAAGAAATTTGTAAAATGTTTGAAAGGCGTAGTTTCGCTATAAAAAACGCTATCGACTTTATGAAATTTACTCAAGGTGTGATTTGACCGATATTATTGTACATAAAAAAGATGATGTATATCTGAATATTGAATGTGAGGCTCATATTGCTCACGATTTATCAGATTTTTTCACCTTTCGAGTACCTGGTTATAAGTTTATGCCGGCATATCGCTCCAGAGCGTGGGATGGTAAAATACGATTATTTAATGCGTTTGGTGGTGAATTATATGTCGGATTATTACCTTATGTTGAAGAATTTGCAGAACGCAGAGAGTTAACAATACAGTCTCTACCTTTAGAAGAGATTATCACAGTCGAGGGGACAGCAAGTTTTTTTATGTCACTTGATCCTTTTGTCGATGGTAAAAGTATTACACCATACGATTATCAGATGGATACTGTACATCACGGTATCAATCATAAAAGGGCTTTGATGATATCACCCACATCATCTGGTAAATCCTTAATGATATATGCGTTGGTGAATTGGTATCTCAATACGATTGATAAAAAGATACTAATAATAGTGCCGACCACGTCGCTGGTTGAACAGTTATACAAAGATTTCGGTGACTATACTACTGGCTCATCTTGTGTCTATACCAGTGATCTGGCGCATCGTATATACGCAGGTAAAGACAAAATAACTGACAAACGAGTAATAATAACAACGTGGCAGTCTATATACAAATTAAAGAAAGATTGGTTCAAACAATTCGGTGCTGTAATAGGAGACGAAGCACATAATTTTAAAGCTAAATCACTTACTTCCATTCTGACAAAAATGACAGAATGTGAATATAAGTTTGGATTCACGGGTACTTTAGATGGTACTCAAACACACAAGTTGGTACTTGAGGGACTGTTCGGTCCTGTTCATAATGTTACGACAAGCAGAGCATTAATGGATGCCGAACAGATTGCGAAATTACAAATCGAAGCAATTACCTTGAAATACACAGACGAAGAAAAGAAACTTGTGAAAACGATGATATATAAAGATGAGATAGATTGGCTAATAAATTGTAAGAAACGGAATAAATTTATTTGTGATTTAGCAATGACCAGAGAATCAAATACACTAATTCTCTTTCAGTTCGTAGAAAAACACGGTAAGAAATTATTTAAATATTTAACGGAGAAAAATCCAGAGAGATCGATATTTTTTGTATCTGGAGAAATTGCAACAGAAGTAAGGGAGGATATACGTGCTATTACAGAAAAATCTGAAAATGTTATTATTGTGGCTAGTTATGGGACTTTTAGTACCGGGATTAATATTAGGAATCTTCATAATATCATTTTTGGTCATCCTGTCAAATCTCGTATTAGGAATTTACAGTCCGTTGGTCGTGTACTTAGAAAATATGATGACAAAGAAAAAGCCACGCTCTTTGACATAAGTGATGATTTGAGTTGGAAGAAACATAAAAATTACTCTCTCCGTCATTTCTTTGAGCGGGTGAAAATCTATAATAGTGAAAAATTCGATTATAAACTAAGAAGTATTGAATTATGAAACAAGAAACAGAAGAAAAATTTAAGAGTTACAAAGGTATTATTTACCTTAAACATACTGGAATCGAACTAATATGTGATGTTCTCGCATTGGATGAAAAACAAGGCTCCATACATATTAAAAATCCTTGTTCTCTACAGTCTGTAATGACAGAGGAAGGGAAAAGTCAGATGGCGATGGTTCCATTTTTAATGACTTCTAAAGAGGATTCGATACAAATATCATTATCAAATATCCTTTTCATTAATGAATGTCGTTTGGATATTGAGGAACAGCATACGCAAATGTATTCATCCATAGCATTGCCGAAAACCCGCAGTCAATTTGATATTTAACTTGACATTGACTACTTGTTTACGTTATAATATAACTTTCTATTTGTACATATGTTCGCCGTGGGACGAGACACGGATTCCACCTGTATCAGAACACAGGTAATTAGCTTTTTAGTGAAGTGAGCAGACTATAATACTCGACATACTGAGTTGAGGTCTGTGTATTGATGTGTCGTACAAGCACTAAATATACAAGATAATCGGGTCGGAACACACCATATAATGGTATTTGTTCATTAGAGACTTGTGGATCTACACAAGCGAGGCCAACAGGATAACCGTAACCTGTCTCTATAATCCTAACTACGTTTAAAAAAGGTAATAAAAAGAATATTGCGAAAGGTGAAACCTTGAGCAATCCTATTTTGAGCGAAGCGAAAAATAGGTTTTGATGTAAGTTCTAAAGACTCTCGGACCTACGGTCCTCGAGGGCTTCGCCATTCCTGTTATATAAATTAATAAAAGACTTGACTTATTGAACTTGAAGGTGTATAATAGTACAAATATAATCATTATTATACTCTATTAGTTACTACCTTTTATTAAGAAATTATACTATGGCTAAATTGACAGGAACCAAAAACCCAGTAGACCCAGACAATAAGTCCCATTACATCAATAATAAAGAATTCTTGAAATGCCTCATAGAATATCAGGCAGATATTGTGAAATGTAAGGAAGAAGGTAAATCCAAACCTTATGTTACTGACTACATTGCTATGTGTTTCCTACAGATAGCACAAAGACTCTCCTATAGACCCAATTTTATTAACTACACATATAAAGATGATATGATATCTGATGGTCTAGAAAATTGTCTGGCATATATGCACAATTTTAATCCAGATAAGAGTAAAAATCCTTTTGCTTATTTTACACAAATAATTTACTACGCATTCTTACGAAGAATTCAAAAGGAAAAGAAACAACAATATATCAAGTACAAAATATTTACCGATAAAAAAGCAGAATTAGAGGCTATAAATGATGCACAATCACACGAAAAACTTTCCAATGATTTTCTTAATGAAAAAGGCTCTGCTGATTTTCATATACACATAAAGGAGTTTATTGACGATATGGAGAAAAAGGAAGCTGAAAAGAAAAATAAGCGAGATCAGAAGAAAGCTGAAAGGGAAAGCAAAACTAAAAAAGTATCTGAAAACAATCTTGCGAAATTTATGTTATGAAAGTAGCCATTATAACAGACACACATTTCGGTGCAAGGTCTGACAGTCAAGCATTTTCAGATTTTTTCTACAAATTTTGGACGAATACATTCTTTCCATATTTGAAAGAACACAAAATTGATACCATTATTCATTCTGGTGATTTGATGGATAGACGGAAGTATGTCAATTATGATACTCTTAATCGAATGCGAAAAGAGTTTATCGGAGTAATGGTTGAAGAGAAAATGACAATGCACACGATTATAGGAAATCACGATACCTATTTTAAGAATCACGCCAGACTTAATTCTGTAGAACAGTTATTCGACATAGACGGCATTTCAAATAATAAGAATCCAGTAGTAGGTTATAGTGAACCCACAGAATTAGAATTACCTGATGGATATAAGTTAGATTTGATTCCTTGGATTGCAGAAGAAAATGAGGTCGAAATTCTCGACTTCATAAAGGCATCTAAAAATCAAGTAGCATTCGGACACTTTGATTTATCTGGATTTGAAATGATGAAGGGAATTAAATCGGTTTATCATTCAAGGTCTCCCGACTTCCTTAATAAGTATGATACAGTATACTCTGGTCATTTTCACACCAAATCAAATAATGGTCACGTTTATTATCTCGGTAACACATATGAAATAACTTGGGCTGATTATAATGATCAAAGAGGATTTCATATTTTTGATACCGAAACGCTTGAATGTACTTTTGTGCCTAATCCGTATAAGATGCACGCCAAAATAATTTATGAAGATAAACCAATTGATCCCGAACCATATGCTGACCAGATTGTCAAACTTATTGTAGACAAGAAAGAAGATATAGAATTATTTACTGACACAGTGGATAAATTAGAAAAGGTATGTGAGACCCTTAATATAATTGAAGATCACGGTCTCCTTAATTCCGGACAAATCGAATTTGAATCAGAAGACACCATTACGACCCTGGAAAAGTATGTGGACAATCTAAGCATCGACAATACTAAACAGGTTAAGAAAATCCTGCACGAAGTATATATTGAAGCATTATCAATCTAAATTATGGAGAATATTATGAAAAAAAAAGACCCACCAAAAACAAAAGAAGTTGTATTGGAAGATTCCTCCCTGACTTCAGCCTGTAGACTCATTCTAGAAAATACATTGAAATTCGATTTCTCGAAAAATAAATGATTAAGTTTAAAACGGTTAGATACAAAAATTTCCTTTCAACAGGAAACAAAGTATCGGAAATCAGGATTGACGACACGAGGACATCACTCATTATAGGGACCAACGGTGCTGGTAAATCTACATTTATGGATGCTATATCCTTTGGTCTCTTCGGTAAATCTTTCCGTAAAGTCAAACTCGACCAGCTTGTGAACTCCATCAATCAAAAAAATTGTATGGTTGAACTTGAATTTGAAACTAGCGGAAAGGAATATCTAATTAAACGTGGACTAAAACCAGCAAAGTTTGAAATATATGTTAATGGTACGATGAATGACCAGATGGCTTCAGCTAGAGATAGTCAGGATTTTTTGGAACGATATGTTCTACGAATGAATGAAAAAGCATTTCGGCAGATAGTTGTTTTAGGATCAGGTTCGTTTATACCATTTATGAGATTGGGAGCAGGAGATAGGAGGTCTATCATTGAGGATCTTCTTGATATCCAAATTTTCTCTCTTATGAATGATATTGTTAAGCAACGAATATCGGACAATGGAAGTCGTTTAGTTGAAGTAGAACATCAAATAGAATTGTTAGAACAGAGTATAAAACTTCAAG